CATCCCTTATGCCATTTACGAGACCGACGCTCTCGGAGCTGCGATCGCGGGTAGCGTCCGATATCACCTCAGGCCTTCCCACTGCTGACGGGTTGTTACGCTTTTCCAATCTTCAGATCCTCGGCAAGGCGGTAGCCGGGCTGGGCCATCTGAACTATGGGTATCTGGATTGGATCGCCAAGCAAGCAGTGCCCTACACCTCATCGGGTGAGTACTTGTACGCCTGGGGCGCCCTGAAGAATGTCTATCCGAAGACCAAGTCATTTGCTTCAGGTGCCGTCACCTTTCCCGGGACTGTTGGTGCCGTGATCGATACAGGCACAGAGATCACCCGTAGCGACTCAGTGACGTTCACCGTGCAAGCAAGCGCCACGGTTGGCGTTGGCGGGATGGTCACGGTTCAGGTAAAGGCCAATGTGGCTGGCGAACTCGGTAACACGCCGGTAGGCAGTCTGATGACGCTTGGGGTATCCATCCCCGGGATTCCGTCCAGCGGTGCGGTAACGACCGTTATCACTGGCGGTGCCGAGCAGGAGCAGGACGATGCGTTCTTTCAGCGCATGCTGGAGGCTTACCAGAACCCGGCAAACGGTGGATCTATTACCGATTACCCAATCTGGGCCAAGGCAGTCCAGGGTGTGACACGGGCGTGGTGCGTCCCGAACGGTTTCGGTACCGGAACCGTTGTGGTCTACGTGATGTTTGATGAAGCGAACGCTGTCCATCAGGGTTTTCCACAAGGCACCAACGGTATTTCCTCCAGTGACAACCGGGTCACCCTTGGCAACCTCGCTGCTGGCGACCAACTCACAGTAGCAAACAGCATCTTTACAGAGCAGCCCGTGACAGCAATGGTCTATGTCTGCTCGCCAATCGCAGCAGCGAAAAATTTCACGATCACTGGACTGACGGGGGCTTCGACAGCCACCCGTAACGCTATTGCGGCAGCCATCGCTGAAGTATTTGTAGAGCAAGGGGCGCCGGAGAGTGACGGGTCCTTTGTGGCACTGTCCGACATCGACTCAGCAATCGCGGCAATCGCTTCGACCAAGGGGTTCGTGATCACGTCGCCAGTAGCGAACATCCCCAACGTCCTCGGTTACCTTCCAACTCTCGGTACCATCACCTATAGCTGATCCCCTATGTCAAAGCCTTCGTTCACGAGCGCCGATTTCACATCCGCGCTGCTTGGGCTGCTTCCGCGTGGCCGCGTTTGGCCGAAAGAGCTCAGCAGCGTGCATGCCCAGGCCGTCTCCTGCTATGCCCCAACCTTCCAACGAATTAGTGATTCGGCCTTGGGTTTGCTGGTCGATGCATTCCCTGCGACGACTGTAAACCTGCTTGGCGAATGGGAGTTGACGCTCGGTTTGCCTGATCCATGCGCCGGCATCTCGCCGACATTTCAGGGGCGCCGCAACCAGGTAGTTGCTCGATTCACCAACAGTGGCGGCCAGTCGATTCAGTTCTTCGAGTCTTTTGCACTGGGTCTTGGATACACCGTGACTGTCACGCAGTACGCCCCATTCCGATGTGGGCAAAGCGCCTGTGGTCAGCAACTCGGTGGCGAGGATTGGTTTTTTACCTGGGCCATCAACTCTGCGCTTAACACCATCACTTACTTCCGTACTGGCCAATCAGCCATGGGGGATCCACTGGCTTCTTGGGGTAACTCGGTGCTCGAGTGTGAGCTCAGCGAGGCCAAGCCCGCACACACCATTCTTCAATTCCATTATTCGTGAGGCCATAGATGTATCAAATCGACAACTCAACGGCAGTGGTAACTATCCCCGCGAGTACTGCTGCTGGTACCCCTGGGTTTTTCACTGACGGCAATCCTGCGACCGGTGTTCCAGCAACGATCATGCCGGCCGAATACCAGAACATGCTCATGATGGAAATCATCAATGTTCTGGTTGCGGCCGGTGTTACACCGTCCAAGTCGAACTTCACGCAGCTTCTCACTGCCATCAAGGCGGTAAATCGCCAAGGAGTCATCCTCACCGATACCGGTACTGCAGGAGCATATGCTGCGGCAAACACCCCAAGCCTTACGTCTCTTCCAGCGACGGGTTATATCCAGCGTGTCAACATCGCGAATCTAAACCCCGGAGCGGCAACATACTCACCGGATGGTTTACCCCCAAAACCAATTTATGGTCTTGGGCTCCAGCCGCTTCAGGGCGGAGAGCTTCCGGTGGGCGTGGCTGTTCTGATGTACCTGGTGCAGGCTGGCGTGAATAGTGGTAACGGCGCCTGGATCGTCATCGAGTCGCTGGGTGGGGCATCCCAAGTCGCACCCGCCGCGAAAAGCCAACATGCGGTGCAGCTGGGCCAGGTTGGGCATGGGCAATGCCGGCTTTCTGTAGGCAGCACTACGACGCTCACGCTGAAGCCGTTCAACGGCAGCAACGTCATCGTCAATGGTGTGCCGCTGCAACTTCCGTCGTCAGGTGTCACCTACACCGCCAGCGGCCTGGCGGCATCAACGCTCTATTACGTCTACCTCTCTGGCACGACCGCCGCGCCAGTTCTGACCGTTTCTACCACCGGCCATAGTCAAGCGCCAAGCGGCGTGGAGACAAAGACCGGTGACGTAACGCAGACGCTCGTCGGGATGATTTACACGAATGCATCCACACAGTTTGTTGATTCACTGGCGTCCCGTACTTGCTTGAACTGGTTCAACAGACGCAATTTGCCAGGCGCTAACTTAAGCAGTTCAACGTTTACATTCACCAGCACGACGCTTGTTGAAGCTTCATCAGCATTGCGGGCTATCTTCCTGACTTGGGCGGATGATGGTGTTGATATTTCCGTCGCTGGGTATTTTACCTCATCTGCAATCTCCGCCATTGGTACGCAGTTGTTTCTGGATGGTGCCGGTGCCGCCCCCCAGCAACAATCAACAATTCAATCCAGCGGCCAATCCGCCTCCTTCTCAGCCAGAGCGGTGAACTTTTATACCGAAGGTGTTCACACAGCAAGTCTATTTGTGAGTGTGCCAGTAGGCGGCGCAACTGGCACACTCGTGAACGTCCAAACCGATGTCATTGTGAGGGGGTAATAAATATGACTCAAAAATTAATTGGTCCATCGTTTTCGGACGAGCTCGCCGCGTACGGCGGCCTAATCGGTCAACACTTTACGTGGAGCCCTGACGGGACAATCGAGTTCTTTGAAGATACGCCTGCATCGGTTGTGACAGGTGTTGAGTCCGTATATGCGGCGCATGATCCAAACAAGCCTTCATTGAGCAGCTTAAAACTGCTGGCGAAGATGGAACTCGATAGTTCCGATGTAACTATCACCCGCTGTGCAGAGAACGCTGTCGCCATACCTTCCAACTGGGTTGCATACCGCAAGGCGCTAAGGTCAATCCTGAGCGCCCCAGTGGGTGACCCGACGCAAACGCTGCCTGTTCGGCCTGCATATCCGCCGGGCACCTAACAATCACACCGTCATGCTTGAATCAGTCGCGCCACAGCTCACTAGACATTAAGGAATGTTGCACTCGTTCAGCGAAAGCAATTTTGCGAATTTCGCGGCGGCAGTGCGCGACTGCATTTACGCATTGGACTCCGTGGTTGCCGGAGCAGCTACCGACCTTCCAAGCACGCCAATCTCCATCGTATAAAGATCCGCGCGCGCCTAAAAATTATGCAAAAATGCGAATTTTGGGCGCGAGCAAAAGAAATGGATAATCAAGATTCCCTGCTTTCATTCTACGTCTGCCCTTCAGACGGATCATCGTTTGAGATCTCTGAAACCGGGCTAAAAGGGCAGCGCCAAAGCTACCAATTTTTGCGCGCAGTTGATGGGGATATTCCTGATTTCCGGGCCGCCGATAACTTTTCCGACGGCGGGCTAGCATCTCTCGAAATGTACGACTTCGATGGTGCCAGGGCCGTGTACAGGAACTTTCTCTCTTGGATGTTCCGGACATTTTCTGCTGACGAGGATGCGTTTCGACTCGACTTGGTGAGCCGACTAAATCTGAAGCCGAATTCACGTGTTCTTATTACAGGATGCGGGATAGGAGATGATGTATTTGCCGTGCAAAAATGCCTCGGGCCGGAAGGGGCGATTTTCGCATCAGACCTGGCACCAGAGATGGTTATGTCGACGCATGACTCTATGGCTAATCAATCCGGCGAAGATCTCTGTCAAATAAGTTTGAGCGTTGCTAACGCGTGCAACTTACCTTTCAGCGATGAATTTTTTGATGCCGCTTTTCATTTCGGCGGTATCAATCTATTTGATGATGTGAAAGGAGCGATAGCGGAGATGGCTCGCGTTACCAAAAATGGTGGCCGTATCGTATTTGGAGATGAGGGTGTAGCGCCGTGGTTGCGTGACACCGATTACGGTCGCATGGTGATCGCCAATAATTACCTATGGGCACATGAGGCTCCACTTGGACTACTACCGTTCTCGGCCATTAACCCGTCCGTAAGTTGGGTGCTTGGAAACTGCTTCTATGTAGTCCAGTTCGACAAGAGTGTGGAAGGTCCCCATATTAATCCAGATATCCCGCATGTTGGTCGTCGCGGCGGTACTATGCGGACTCGGCATCTTGGACAACTTGAGGGTGTGGATCTCAAGCTTAAAGATCAGGTTGTTAAGTCTGCGGCAGAGCAGGGTATAAGCGTCACGGAGTGGCTTGAGAAAGCAATTGGAAACACGCTAAGTTCCAAGCTGTGATCTAAGTTGTACTTGGCCGCACATTACGCAGTAACACCTGTGAATGTGCGGCCGATCGTTAGCGATCAATAGGGTTTGTTGCGGCAGCCATCACGAGCTGACCAGCTTAGCTACGGCAAATCCTTCTTTGCCGAAACCATTGCCGTTGTAGAAACACCATGTCTTACCGTGAGCAGAAATTGCGGCGGCATACATGATGCCTTCTGAGTCAAAAGACCCAGGAGTTACATCAAGTCCAAGCTCCCCATCTTTTCGATCCCATTGCCTACCGTCGGCAGACGTTGCGTACCCCATTCTGTACGCACGCAACGAACGACGTCTCACCGAATAGAAAAGCGAATAGCTGCCATCTCCCTGTTTGGTGACCCATGGGCGTCCAAACCCGTGCTCATCTGGTTCAGTGATTGGCAAGACAGTTTCGCCCCTCGGTCCCCAGTCAACGCCATTGGATGATTCCAGGTATCGAAGTTCATAAACTGGCATCTGCTTTCCATCGATTTCTTCCCACTCCGATCCGGCGACGTACCACATCTTGAAGACGCCACTCTCAAAGATGACGAATGGACCGCCACGGAAATAACGCTCATCTTCGCTACGCTCCAGCGCAGCCGTTTCGCGCACGCGGCGAAAAGTTTCTCCGTTGTCGTCGCTGACAGCCACACCGGTCAACAACCGATAGCGGATAGTTTGACAAAGCTCAAACCCGGCGTAGTAAAGGAACAGCCGGCCATTTGGGCCGCGCGTGACGCTGCAAGTTATCAGCCCATGGTCGTCGAAGTTGCCAGGGGCACCGACGTCTAGTAGAGGCGATTCTTCAATGCGAAGGATGCGCAACGGATTTCTTGCGTCGACATCAACGAATCCTGGGCGACCGATCATGTTTGCGTCGCAGAGCGTCACAAAAACTCGAATCGTATCCTCATCCAGCAGGAAGGGGGTCGGGACCATTGCATGCGTCTTTGCCGACATTAATTCGCCTGTTGGCGCATAAACGATCCCTAGCTTTTCCCACAGCATGCATCTTCCCTCGTCTTATGCCGAAAAGGCGCGCAGTGTAACAAAGGAGAGCCTTATGCCAATCACCACGCAGCAGCTGCTGCAGATCCTCCCGAACGCCGGCCAACGAGCCGGCGTTTTTGCACCCGTACTCAACACGGCCATGCAGCGGTTCCAGATTGTCGGGGCCAAGCGCGTGGCCGCATTCATTGCCCAAATCGGCCATGAGTCCGGTCAGTTGGTCTACGTCCGAGAAATTTGGGGGCCGACTCCGGCTCAGACCAAATACGAGGGGCGTGCGGACCTCGGCAATACCGTTACGGGCGACGGCCTCAAGTATAGGGGTAGGGGGCTGATCCAGATCACCGGTCGGACGAACTATGCGGCGTGCGGCGAAGCGCTGGGGTTGGATCTGATCAGCCAGCCGGAGCTGCTGGAGCAGCCGCAGTACGCCTGCATGTCGGCCGCCTGGTTCTGGGCAACGAAGGGGCTTAACACCCTGGCCGACGCCGGCAGCTTCGACAAGATAACTCAGCGGATCAATGGCGGCCAGAATGGCGCTGCTGATCGGCGCGCGCTGTATGCGAAGGTGCAGCAGGTGCTGGCATGACCTCCATCTGGCTGAGAATCCTTCCTTACATAGCTGCGCTACTGCTGGTGGCCGGCGCGTTGTTCGGCGCCTACCACCACGGCGTGACGGTCTCAGACGGAAAATGGCAGGCCGAGTGGAATGCCCGCGATACCCGTGACGAAGCTGCGAAGGACGCCAACGAGGCCGCCGAGCGCGACAAAGAACAAGCCCGCCAACAATCCATCAACAAGGCGATCCAGAATGGCCAACAGATTATCGACCAAGCTACTGCTGATGCTGCTACCGCTCGCGCTTCTGCTGACAGCCTGCGCGGGGCAGCCGACAACCTTGCCTCTCGACTCGCAGCCAGTGAGGCCAGCGGCAATTCCTGCACTGCCGCCGCAAGCAAGGCAGCTACCCGCGCCGCAATGGTGCTTGCCGACGTGCTCAAGCGCGCTGACCAGCGAGCGGGCGACCTGGCTGCAATTGCTGACCAAGCCAGAGCCAGAGGAGTAACCTGCGAGCAGGCCTATGATGGGTTAGGCCGATAAATCACGCTGATAACACTGGCGGCTTGCCGAGCTTACTTTCGTGAAGTGAGCCGCTGATTCGACTGTCTCCCGGCCAGCGGATCAGTACCAGTCAACTCTTTGAGTTTTGCGCACAACTCGCTGATCAGCTTGTTGTTCGCCATCAGCTCCCAATTGCTTTTCGTCTCGATATCGGTGGCTCTGCGGTTTGAGTCTGCGAGGTCAGCCCTAGCCTTCGCCAGCTCGGCACGCAGCGCACCGCATTCTTTGGTGGCATCAGCGTGCATTTGCACCAACCCGAATATGTCTTCCCGGGCTTTGCGCAGTTGCAGGGTCAGTTCCTGCACCTCGTTCTCGGTTATGCGCAGGAAGGAACGACAGGTCTCAAGCTCAGTTGGGCAGCCAAGCCAGTCGCTGGTGTCTTCGATTTCGAGGGGGGCCACGGTCATGCCTTATATATACTGTTTGGATATACAGTAAACGAGGCGGCACGATTGGGCGAGGGTAGGACGACGAGCAGTAGGTTTGTGTTTGCGGCAGAACGCCGGAGGAGGGATTTCGTAGGGGAAAATCTTCCCCAAAACGCAACTGTTTGGACCAATGTTTATTGGGTTCTAAAGAGTCGCAAAAGGAGATGTTTTTTGAGGGGGTTTTGTAGCGCAAGGCCTTGATTATAAAGGCCTTAATTGATTTCTATGCGGTATCCCAGGCTTTGATACCGCAAAGTCACTCCGGTGTCATGAGCACCGCCAGCGTCAGCTTGATGAACTCTTCATTCTTGTCGATGGTGTCCAGGGCGCCGCGCACGTTGTCAGCGACGTCAGCCGAACCGCGGGCCTCGACCCAATTCGAAAGCTCCAAGATGGCGGCCTCTAGGGCGAGTTGGTTTTCGTTAATCTTGAACAGCAGGGAAGGGAGCAGGTCTGAATGTGGCATCGAAAATCCTCGGTTTTGAGGACAGCGTAGCATCGCGTTACATGAAGGATGTTTAACGATCGGCAGGACGCCGCAGGAGGGAGAAAACCGGAAAGTTTTGTAACGGTTACCAAATGGTTTTGTAACGCCTCCAAAAAACAGAGCCGATTCCCAAACCCCAGAAACGAAAAAGCCCTGACTAATCAGGGCTCTAACGTATTCAAGATGGCGGAGGCGATGGGATTCGAACTCATGGACCTGTTACAGTCGACGGTTTTCAAGACCGTTGCCTTAAACCAC